TATATATACTGGTATTTGTTACATACACCCACGCTTGGATAAACGGTCAAAACACCTTCGTCAAAGTTTGCTATTACTCAAAACAAAATGCGACGTATTACGAGCGTCAGTATAAAAAGAAACGCTATGTGGTAGACCCCGACACCTACTGTCCGCCGTTTTTTAAGTTAACCATGTCTTAGCGTCTTCGCCTAGCACCTTGCTGGCAATGTTTATTTTGTTCCGCAAAGCTTCCAAAACCTTTTCGTCCACCGTCGCCGGAGAAACCAAGTCAATGTAAGTGACCTTGTTTTTCTGTCCTATGCGGTGCGCTCGGTCCTCGGACTGTAGTCGGATTTCCAAATCGTAAGAGTTGCTGAAGTATATGACAGTATTTGCAGCGGTCAGGGTAATCCCATAACCGCCGGTCTTGGGCTGACCCACAAAGAACCGCAGCGGATCGTTAGTATCTTGGAACCGCCGTACTATTTCTTGTCGCTCTTCTTGTGGCGTTTCGCCAAAATAGGTTGCGACCGCCTCGGGCCCAAAGCGGTCGCGCAGGGACTTTGCAATCCGTTGAATGTCGTATGAGTACGTCGCCCAAATGATTGCTTTGCCCTGAACTTCTTCAGACAGATTGAGTAATTCATCCAAGCGGTTGCTTTGGATAGGTTCAATCTCGCCCTCGTCTGGCTGCAAAAAACCGCAGCAAATTTGTTGGAGCCGCATAATTTGCGTAAGAACGCTGGCAGTAGTTGCCACTTCTCCGCTTTCCATCTTTGCCAACGCCAACTTCTTCATCTGTATATACACGCGCTCCTGCTCTTTGGTCAGAGGCACGGCGCGTTTGATGTAAACCTTGTCCGGTAAATCCAGACACTCTTCTTTGAGAACGCGGTTGGAAAACCGGTCCAAGCGTTCAGACAACTCATCTAACCGACGGTAACCAACAATCTCGTTAAAACTCTTGTGGCCCATGGTCCGTTTCTGAACGTGCGCGTACCGTGCTTGGAACGCAAAGTAGCTGTTAAACCCAAGCGCCCTGTCGTCCAAAAAGTTACACTGACTAAACAAATCCATGGGGCTCTTTGTAATAGGGGAACCGGTTAAGATGCGGCGGTATTTGCTGCGCTTTTGCAAGTCGTTGATGTTTTTGGTGCGAGCCGCTTTGCGGTTCTTTATCGTGGTGCTTTCGTCCACAATAACAATATTTTCTGGATTGTGGTGGAGAAAAGCATTGGCGGCCTGCACTCCGCGCTCAGACGAAAACGCCTCAACATTAATTACAAAAAACTTAACGCCCTCAAACCTTTCCGTAATAAAGTCTACAAGGTCCGTTTCATGGCGCTTTGATTTTATTGGACGCCACGTGAAAACTTTTGCTTTAATACGATCCGGAAAATGCGTTCCGATTTCACCCTGCGCCCAGTTGTCGTACACGCCTTTTGGCGCAACAATCATAGCCGCGTTGATCTTTCCAGCCTCGTAAAGCACGGCCACGTTATCAATCGCTACCTTTGATTTGCCTGTGCCCATCTCCATGAATAAGGCGTAAAACTCCGCGGCCCACGATTCTTCTAACGCTTTGCGCTGGTGATCGTAGGGTGTGGTTTTGAACTCGAAATGACGCATGTTGCCCCCTGCATTTTTATACTTGACTTGTCGAATGTATAAGATATTATCTGTATTTGTCAAGGCCCAAACGGTGCCTTTAACAACGACAGGAGAACGCGATGAGCGATATACTAAAGATGATGGAACAAGACTTTGAAGACAACCTTGCTTCATCAGTTGATAAACTAGACCAAGGCGGCTTAAAGACTGTCGCAGAGTTGGCTAAAGAAATCCAGAACGAAGAAGAATATATTTCTTGCCTTGAGGATGACCTCAAGAAGGCAAAGAAAAAGCTTCTGAAGATGACGGATGAGGACCTTCCCGCACTACTACAGGAAGTCGGCATCAATAAGTTTGAGCTAGATGATGGCTCTACTGTTGAGGTCAAACAAACCTACGGGGCTTCAATCCTCGTAGATAATCGCCCTCAAGCTTACGAGTGGCTACGTGAAAACGGCTATGATGATATTATTAAGAACAATGTCATCTGCACGTTTGGGCGTGGTGAGGACGATAAAGCGTCAGCCTTCCAAGCATTTGCTGCCAAAGAAGGTTATGCCGCAAACCAAAAAACGGAAATCCATCCGCAGACATTACGTGCATTCGTAAAAGAGCGTGTGGAAGCCGGGGAAGAGTTTCCCATGGAGCTATTCGGCGCATGGATTGGTCAACGAGCAGTCATTAAGAGAGGAAAATAAAATGGCGAGTAAAGCAGTAGCGAAAGCTGGTAAAACAGAAGTGGCGGCATTTGATCCGTCTGTCTTCGAACAAGATGCCGGAATGGGCATGGACATGGGAACAGACGACTTAGCTCTTCCGTTTCTAAAAGTATTGTCTGGTAATGATCCTATCTTGGATGACCCAGACTTTGATGGCCGCAAGGGTGATATCTACAACACCGTCACCGGAGCGACATATAAAGGTAAGGACGGTATTCGGGTAATCCCTTGTGCTTACCAACGCCGGTTTATCCAGTGGGCACCACGGGGTAGTGGTAGTGGCGCACCAGTGGCAATCTATGATCCACAAGAGGCGCGTCCAAAAACAGAGCGTTCGTCAGAGGACAACAAAGAATACGTTGTTGACGGTGATGGAACGTATATCGAAGAAACCCATCAGCATTTTGTAATTGTAATGAATGAAGATGGGTCCGCGGAAACAGCCTTGATTGCTATGAAATCTACGCAGCTTAAAAAGTCGCGTAAGTGGAATAGCATGATGATGTCCCGCCAAATGACGGGGAAGAACGGTCCGTTCACACCGCCACGTTTTAGTCATGTTTACAACCTCAAAACATTGCTGGAGGAAAACTCCAAAGGGTCTTGGCATGGTTGGGAAATGGCTTGCGAAGGTCCCGTCAGTGACGCCTCTTTGTACGTTCGTGCAAAAGAGTTTGCCGAAAGCATCTCTTCGGGCGATGTAGTTGTCAAACATACGGAAGAAGAAAGCGGTAGCAAAAGCACACCGTTTTAATCATCACGCGGCGGGGTGCGTAATGCCCCGCCGTTTTTCCGTATGGGGGCATCAATGACTGTAAAAAAGTTTTCCGCAATATTCGATGGGCTCAAAGAAGCCTACGGGTATTTTAAAATAGAAAAAACCGGATCAAACGGTAAAGCGCAAGGTAAAGCAGGCGTAACCCGCGAGCCTCGGACCACGAAGCTGTGGGAAAACCACCTTTCGGGTAAGGGCACCGGGCTTGGTATTATACCAATTAACGAAGACAACATGTGCAAGTGGGGGTGCATTGACGTCGATCAGTACCCGCTGGATCACAAGTTGCTCGTAGACAAAATAAGAAAATTAAAACTACCTCTTGTCGTATGCCGGTCAAAGTCCGGCGGGGCACATTGCTTTCTGTTCTCCAAAGATTGGGTGGAGGCAAAGGACATGCAGAAATCTCTGCAAAACATGTCCGCCGCACTGGGGTATGGTGAAAGCGAAATATTTCCAAAACAAATTAAACTGCACCTCGACCGTGGGGATGTAGGTAACTTTCTTAATCTTCCGTACTATGACCACGAAAACGGGTTGCGCTACGCGTTTCTGGATGACGGTACAAGCGCGTCAATAGAAGAATTTTATGAACTGTATGAAAGATTTGTTCAAACCCCAGAGGAAATTGTTAAGCTACAAATAGTAGGTGAGGGCGAAACCGATCTACTTAGCAACGGTCCGCCCTGCTTGCAGATACTTTGTAAGGCTAAAATTAGCGAAGGAGGACGCAATAATGGGTTATTCAACATCGGGGTTTATTTACGCAAAGCGTATCCTGACAGTTGGGAATCCGAAATACTTAAATACAACATGGAGTACCTATCTCCGCCACTGCCTCTACCGGAGGTCAATGTAGTTGCCAAACAGGTTGAGCGCAAAGACTACGCCTACAAATGTTCTGACGCTCCGATCAACGCGCATTGTAACAAGGAACTTTGTCGTACCCGTAAGTTTGGCATAGGAGCGGCTGTAGCGGGTGCTACAATCGCGAACCTTAGAAAGTATAACTCAGTGCCGCCAGTTTGGTTTATGGACGTCAACGGCGAGCCTCTGGAGCTAGACACCGAAGCATTGATGAACCAGTTGCAGTTTCAGAAAGCTTGTATGGAGCAGCTTAACTTCATGCCGCGGTCCATGGCAAAGCAGCAATGGGAGAGCCGCATCAGTACGCTGTTAAGCGAAATGAAGGATAACGAAAGCGCCATCATCGAAGTTGCGCAAGATGCCAGCATTAGCGGACAATTCTACGACTACTTGGAAGAGTTTTGTCGGCACCAGCAACAAGCGCAAGACAAAGAAGAAATTCTTCTTCGCCGCCCATGGACTGACGAAGAGGAGGACATCACATTCTTCAGGCTTAAAGACTTCGAAGGGTTTCTGCGTAAGAATAAATTCTTTGAGTACAAGTCACACAAGATTGCTCAACGGTTACGTGATATAAACGGGGAGAGTATTGTTCTTAAAATTAAAGGCCGTGCCGTTCGTGTCTGGCAAATACCGTCCTTTGAAAGCGCAGACTTAGACTTCAAAACGCCACAGTTTGGAGCCAACGCGGAGTCCCCCTTTTGAAATCAGACCGTAATAAAGAAATCGTTCGATTGATTGATGAGCAGAAAGTAACAAAAACCGCTATTGGCAAATGGTTCAAGATATCAAAGCAGCGGGTTCAACAGATATACCAAGAGGAAAAAGCAAGAAATGTTCAGAATATTCGGACCTCCGGGGACGGGAAAGACAACAACGCTTCTTAACATGGTGGATGAGGCCCTTGAAAACGGCACCCACCCTCATCGTATAGCGTTCCTAGCCTTTACCCGTAAAGCCGCCAATGAAGCCAAGGAGCGGGCCGCTGAACGCTTTGGGCTCGATCCTAAGAAAGACTTAATCTATTTCCGTACTCTGCACTCACTGGCGCTTATAATGAGCGACATACGCCCCGAGCAAGTTATGCAGTCGTCCAACTATAAGGAACTCAGTGACGCCATTGGCGTAACGCTGGGCGGTGCCAAAAACACTAGCTTTGATGAAGACGTACCGTCGATGGTTGCGGCCAGTGATCCTATCTTGGGGCTGATTAACCTCACGCGGTTAAAGAAAAGCAATCTGCGGGAAGAATATAATCACAGTAATCTGGAAGCAGACTGGAATACGGTAAATTTTGTGGCAAAAAGTTTACAAGAATACAAAAAGGGGCTGAACCTGTACGACTTCACAGACATGCTGGAGCAGTTCGTCACGCATTCCGACAGGTTTTGCCCGCAGTTTGACCTCTGCTTTCTGGATGAGGCGCAGGATTTAAGTGCGCTACAGTGGGATATTGCACATATTCTGGACAAAAACTCTAAGCGTATGTACTGCGCGGGGGATGATGACCAAGCAATTTACCGCTGGGCCGGTGCCGACGTGGATCAGTTTATTAATCTTCCCGGCGGATCAGAAACACTAAGCCAATCTTATCGCGTACCGAGTGACGTTCACCGTGTTGCGGAGGGAGTCGTGCGCCGCATTAACCGCAGATTTCCAAAGAAATATGAACCTCGGAAAGAAAGAGGCAATGTGGCGCGTATTGACACTATCAGTGCTCTGGACATGTCGCAAGGATCGTGGCTAATTTTATCACAAGCAGGCTACCAGCTAACACCCGTAGCAAACGATTTAAAATCAAACGGTTACTTGTTTAACTATCGCGGCCACCGTTCTATCAGCGAAAAAATATCCGAAGCCGTAAATGGATGGGAGCAGTTACGCAAAGGAAATGAGATAGAAGCTCAAGTTGCACGTAAGATTTACAGCTTTATGTCCGTCGGGGACCGCATCAAACGCGGCTTTAAAAAGCTCCCGGGACTAGAGGACACCGACCTCGTAAAACTGGACGAGTTATGCGCCAACCATGGACTTCTGGCAACGCAGGACATGATCTGGTCTGTAGCCATGGATAAACTGCCCGACACAGACCGAGCATACATCACGGCCTTGTTACGTCGTGGCGAGAAGTTCAATGGCATCCCCCGCATTACAGCGTCCACGATCCACGGTTCTAAAGGTGGCGAGGCAGATAACGTGGTTCTGTTTACAGATATTAGTCCAGCGGCGGACGAAGAGATGAGAATTAACCCGGATGACATGCACCGAGTGTTTTACGTTGGCGTTACGCGGACCAAGAACAATCTGTACATTGTTGAACCAGAAGACATAGCAAGGAGTTATGACCTATGAAGAAAATGACATGGAGTGAATGGCAAGAGTATGAAGCGCAAAAGCGTGAAAACTATAAAAAGATGGGCGTTGTTGATTTTGAAGAGAAACGTGCCGAAAAAATGTGGGATGACCCGCTAGTGAAGGATGAAGACATTCCCGCCGTAAAATTTACGTGGGACAAGGAGCTCAAAGAGTTTGTCTTTACCGGACACATAAATCAGGTAGAACACTAATGAACCGTAAAGAATTGCTTGAGGCAGCAGAAAAACTCGTTAACGGTCCACGCGCAAAAGATTATGGAGACGCCTACGAAAATCACGGCAGGATAGCCGAGGGGTGGAACATAATCTTGCGCAGCGTATTACGGGAACCGGGCTATTTCACCCCGGCCCACGTTGCATTAATGATGGATTGGGTTAAAACAAGTCGTCTTTTAGAAACAATCGACCATGAGGATTCGTGGATCGACAAGGCAGGCTACACAGCGTTGGGCGCAGAATTTGTCGCCATCGACAGCCGTGACACAGAAACAATAATAAAGGACGCAAGACGTGGGATCAGAACTACAAATGGCAATGTTCGCTCCAAAAAGTGAGTGGGTGCCCCCGCTAGAATTACCCGATATTACGTCGGCTAAAAAGATTGCGATTGACGTCGAAACACGCGACCCGAACCTCAAATCAAACGGTCCGGGCTGGCCGACCGGTGACGGTGAGGTGGTTGGCTACGCCGTTGCAGTAGATGATTGGTCCGGTTACATCCCAATCCGCCACTTTGGCGGGGGAAACCTAGACGAAAAGGTGGTGAACCGCTGGTTAAAGAAAGTATTTGAGTGTCCCGCAGATAAAATCATGCACAACGCTCAATATGACTTGGGCTGGATTAAACAAATGGGCTTCACGGTCAACGGCCGGATCATCGACACGATGGTGGTGGCCTCGTTGCTGGACGAAAACCGATTTAGTTACAGCTTGAACGCTTTGGCTTACGACCACCTCAACAAAACAAAGTCTGAAAAGGCCCTTGTCGAAGCCGCCAGAGAGTTTGGCATCGACCCAAAAGCAGAAATGTGGAAAATGCCCGCCATGTATGTCGGCCCATATGCAGAAGCAGACGCCGAGCTAACGCTGGAGTTGTGGAACTATTTCTCCGTACAACTAGGCAAAGAAGATTTGTGGCCTATCGCAAACCTCGAACTCGACCTACTGCCTTGTCTGGTGGACATGACCATGCGTGGCGTCAGGGTTGACCAAAATCGTGTGGAGCGCACTCGAAATACCCTGCTCAAGCAGGAAAAAGAGGTGATGAAAGAAATAAAACGCTTGGCAGGCAGCGACGTAGAGATATGGGCGGCCCAATCTTTGGCTAAAGCGTTTGATAAACTCGACATAACTTATCCAAAAACAGAAAAGGGCGCACCGTCTTTTACCAAACTGTTCTTGTCAGAGCACGAACACCCGCTTTCCAAGCTGGTTGTGCAAGCTCGCAACCTCAACAAGACGTCCGGCACGTTTATTAACACAATAATGAAGCATTGTCGGGCCGATGGCCGCATACATTCGCACATAAACCAGATCAGGTCAGACGATGGCGGGACTGTTTCCGGGCGCATATCAATGTCCAACCCTAACTTGCAGCAAATCCCGGCCCGCGATCCCGTTATTGGACCCATGATCCGCAGTCTGTTTTTACCAGAAGAAGGCGACCAATGGGCGGCCATTGACTTTTCGCAGCAAGAACCACGCATCTTGGTGCATTACGCGCATGTTTATGGCAAATCACGCAACCTTGAGCTCGAAGGGGCGCAGGAATTTGTAACCAAGTACAATGACGACCCAGACACTGACTTCCATACGATGGTTGCGGAGATGGCTAACATCCCCCGTAAGCAAGCCAAAACCATTAACCTTGGTATGATGTACGGCATGGGCGTGAATAAATTGTCCGAACAGCTAGATATTCCCGTCGAAGAAGCCAAATCGCTCATCAAGCAGTACCATACGCGGGTGCCGTTCGTAAAAGGATTGATGACGGGCGTGATGAACCGCCTTAATGACAAAGCCGCGAGCGGATCACTACGGTCCCTGCTTGGACGCAAGTGCCGCTTCGACCTCTGGGAGCCCGATACCTTCGCAATGCATAAGGCCATGCCTTACAAAGAAGCAATCGCGGAACACGGCGCAACGACCAGACTTAAACGGGCATATACTTACAAGGCGCTGAACAGGCTTATCCAAGCGTCCGCCGCGGACATGACCAAGAAAGCCATGGTTGATCTGTACAAAAGCGGCAAGCTGCCCATGATTCAGGTGCACGATGAGATTGCCATGTCCGTAAAAAACATTGACGAGGCTAGAGAAGTTGCTACTATCATGGAGACAGCGGTTCCTTTAGAGGTTCCATCCAAATGCGACATTGACCTTGGTCCGTCGTGGGGTGAAGCCAAAGAAGTGTAACCTCTTCTCCATACTGCTCGATAGGTCCACGCCTGTGGCCTACCTCAAAACTGCCCCGCTTCGGCGGGGTTTTTCTTGCACATTCCTATATTATCGTATAATATCGTAGATATGCCGATATAATCGGAGAGGATTTATGGACACAACGCGTTGGAAAAGCATTCTAGTGCCCCGAGAAATGTATGAAGAAGTAAAAATAATAGCCAAGGACGAGGGTAGAACCATTTCCGGGCAATTAAAAATGATTTTTGAGGGTTACAAAGAGGCAAAAACAGAAAATGAAACTGGAGGACAAGGGTCCTATACACCAGAGACTTATTCAAAATAAGTGTCCGGCTTGTGAGCAAGACTTGCAAATCGTTGTAAAAGATGACGAAAAGCTGGTCCGAAAGTGCACTGTCTGCACCATGACTGTCGTAGATAATGTGCATACAGCCGAAGCACCATACAATATATGCGATTAAGTGTTGCAAATCGCATACCGGTATGCATAATGGCGTCAGATGGTTTTCGGATCATCCTCCGTAGTTAGCCCCGGTTCGGTTGCCCCCGGCCGGGGCGTTTACGTTAAGGAGATAAAACATGGATGTACCACAAAAAGTCTTTGTAAATGGACTTATTGCCAAAAAACCACGCGAAACAGCCCCCGATTGGATCAAATGTAACCTCAGTGTCAAGCGACAGGACCTTGCGGCGTGGCTCGCGGAGCAAGACGGCGATTGGATTAACATTCAAGTGTGTGAAAGCCGCAACGGTAAGTGGTATGCCGAGGTAGATAACTGGAAACCAAAAGAGCCTACAGACTAATTGCAAAAAAAATGTTACGATCAACGTGAAACAAAAGGTTTTATGCGTTGACTGAAGACAAAATTAAAGACGATTTCTTTGATGCCTGCGATATGACGGCCGATCTTCTTATTGAATTTGATCGACTGGGCCTCGAACGTGGGCCCGCGCTCGGCGGAGCGTTAACACAGATACTTTCCTACCTCATGGCGGTGTCCCCAGACAAAACATCCGCCATGACAATGCTCTCTTCATGCCTGTCAAATGCAGCAATAAACCATGATGAGAGGCAACAAACACATGAAAGTAACGAACTTTTACATTAAAGTTGACTTTATCGCATATATTACTATACTTCTCTCATTGTTAAACTATGGAGAAGTAAAATGGCGAAGAAAAAGCACACTTTAACTAAACGTGACATCTGTGAGATGTACGACATCAAGCCGCAAAAGCTTGAGTATCACATTACCAAAACAACCACGAAGCGCAGCCCACACGCCTTCCCGGAAGGTGTAATGATTGGCGGCAAGCGGCATTACAATAAAGCAGAAGTAGCTGCGTATGCCAAATCAAACACCACGTTCCAAAAACCGTCCCGCACAACAAACGGCGAAGCGCAAGCGGCCGACGCTGCGTTGATGGGTCTTATGGAAGACATGGAGAAAGATATGGAAACGTTGTGGTCTAAACACAAAAACCATATTCTTTTGGCAATCGCTGCGGTTATCGTAGTGGGTATCATTGTTGGGGTGGGCCTATGACTTATCTACACTTTGGTCAGTCCGAAGAGGAAAATTTTAAAGAATACCAAGCAGGCAGAGTGGCAGCGTTTAAAGAAATGGCGCAAAATGATTTTGACGTCTTTGCTGCGCTCAAATTGTTTGAGAGTGACCCGGCAGACACTCCGTTCCAACTTGGTTATTTGCGAGAGTTAGAGGAGAAAGTATCGGGCCATGCTTGAATATTTCACCGCCCTTGTCCTTTCGTACACTATTGATAGCCACACCGTTAATACGACGGTGTGGTTTAAATCCGAAAAACATTGTCATCAAGCTATGCAACTCAACATAGCACAACCCTTGTATGACAACCTATACGACCTCTACGGCAACGACATAATGATGCACTGCGTGGTTTCGGACAAAATATCAAAAAAACCAATCCGACCCAAATTAAGGCCAACAGAATGACATGCCCAGATTGCGACGGTGATGGCTACATCGAATACGACATAGCCAAACCACATAACTTCCACAGAGATATAGGATATATCGAAACCGTTACCGAAACGTGCCCCACGTGCCTCGGTGACGGCGAAGTGGAAGACGATGACGAATAAAATCACGGTGACCTTTACGCCAGCCGCGGGTATCGGACCCGTTGTCGTATACGATAACCTCAAAGAATGGGATTACTCCGCGGCCCACGGGCTCATGGTTGAGCTAAATACCGGCGACGTCATCATGCTTAACGCTTCCTATGTCGTCGGCCTTGTCTACAACGATAAACCAGAGGAAGAAAATGAATAACGACCTCAAAGAAAGATGGTGGGCGTGGCACAAAGAAAACCCAGAGTTTTACGAACTCTTCAAACGCTTCACATTCGAAGCCATCGAACGCGGACACAAACGACTATCAGCTTGGCTCGTATGTAACCGCATCAGATGGGAAACCATGATCGTTACAACAGGTAACGAATACAAAATATCAAACGACTTCATTGCACTCTATGCCCGCCTGTTCATGCACCACTACCCACAGTACAAAGGCTTCTTCCGCACAAAACCAATGAAGCGCGTCTTCATAGCAGGAGAACACGACCTTGGATAAACGACCCCTCTACACCAGAACACCCGACGGCAGCCTCACAACAAAAGGATGCATCGACCTCTGCACATACTGGCTCAACGAAGCCGAATGGGAAGACAACTCAGAAGATGCCGCACAATGGCAACAACTCCTCAAAGGCTTCCTACTCGAACAGGACCTCGGCCTCTACGCTTGGACCTCATGCCCCATCATCGAAAATAAACTCAAAGAAGACGACGCGTGGACCGCGGCCTACGTGCCATGGGAAGACCGACGCATTCTGCAAGACAACTGCTAAAGGAGAACATCATGGTAAAACTCAAACACATTAAAAAAGATCAAGGCGGACCACCCGACTATTATTACGTCATGCCTAACGGCGACCGCATCGACATCTCCGTCTCACGATACCCAGACGGGAACCGATACACTTGCGCTTTGCCCACGCCCCACGGCGTTCAAACATTCTACAAAATGACGCACCTCAAAGATTACCTCTTCGAACACTTCGAAGCCGACTAACCCGTACTCTTCTTCGAAACGACTTAACTTTTGAAAAAATTAGGTCTTGACTTTATCGCATACATCTGATAGTATGGTCTTGTCGATGGGATGAGCCCATCGGCTGGGGCGGGCAAGCCCCAACGCTATTTGACAATGGACCACGGTCCTACATACTACGGAGGTTCACCATGAGTGAAACCAAACCTAACCCTGTTTTCGTTTACAACGATGGAGGCCGAAAGGCCGCAGGCTATAAAGGTAGCGCAGGAGACTGCGTTTGCCGAGCCATCGCCATCGCAGCGCAACGCCCATACCAAGAAGTCTACGACAGATTGGCAGAAGGCAACGCAACACAACGTAAATCAAAACACTCGGGCAAACGGTCACGATCCGCTCGCAACGGCATTAACACCCAACGCAAATGGTTCAAAGACTATATGCTCGAACTTGGTTTCATCTGGACCCCCACCATGCAAATCGGCAGTGGGTGCCAAACCCACCTCACCGCCGACGAGTTGCCAACAGGCCGTCTGGTCTGCAATGTCTCCCGACATTACGTGGCAGTGATCGACGGTGTCATCAACGACACCTACGATTGCTCCCGTAACGGCAAACGATGCGTGTACGGGTACTGGGTGATGAACGCCTAACAACACAAGGCTCGCGGTCCAATGCTCACGGATCGCGGGTCTTTTTTTATGGTCACATCCTTTATATAGGATTTGAAATATAAAAAATATTTTTTCACTAAAATATGCCGTAACCGGTGTAACCGTGTAACTTTGGGCAAATTCTCTTTTATATATATAGACTTAGACAGTTACATAAGTGAAAAACAAATATGTAACGTAACCAGAGTTTATGTAACCTTTAAATCAAAAAGTGCGTTAAGCGGCCTCAGAAATTTTTTTTCAAAAAAATATTTTTCTGGCTATATATAAAGGAAAGCGCTATTTTAAGAAAACTATCGTTAATTAACTAGGCTTGAACATGGCAAAGAAACCACTTCCAAAATCTGTACCGGTCAAGAAAAAAAGGGGCGTGGGGCAGCCCAGAGCAACAAAGGATCGACCGCTAACACGGAAGCAGGAACTTTTTGTAAAAGAGTTGGTTTCTAAAGACGGCCAGATTACAATGCGTGAAGCAGCAATTAACGCAGGATATCCTGCGGGGTCTGCACATACCCGAGCATACGAGATGACAAACCCACATATCTGTCCCCACGTGGTGGCAGCTATTAAAGCATATCGTGATGAGCTCGACGAAAAGTATGGCATTAATTATCGAAGACATATCCGTGATCTGCAAACGATACGTGATATGGCTTTGCAGAACGGGGCTTACTCGGCAGCCGTTCAAGCGGAGTATAGACGGGGGCAAGCACAAGGCGACATCTATGTCAGCAAGAGCGAGATACGTCACGGCAGCATTGACTCTATGAGCAAAGAAGACGTGATGAAGGCGCTAGAGGAGATTAAACAGACTTATGCCCCAGTCACTATCGACATTACTCCCGAAGGAGAGGACAATTCCCAGAACCGCGCAAAAGCGCGAAGCCGCATTGTGGCAACAGATGAAGAAGGGGATGGAGAAGAGTTCGAGGAAGATCACCGCAACACGGCTTGAAACGTGGGCAATGCCCGGGGTGCCGGATGTTTTGTTGTGTGATGAGCTTGGACAGTTTCACTTTGTAGAATTAAAGGCGACGGCCGGACGGGCTGTTGATTTGCGCCCGCATCAAGTCGCATGGCTTTCAAAGCACAGCCATGCAAGCACGTGGGTTTTGGTTAAAAAACTCAAGACAAAGCGCGAGCCCGAGCAATTGTTTTTGTTTAAAGGTGAAGACGCAATGGACCTGAAGCTGGAGGGTTTGAAAGTTGATCCGTTATATCACGCCAATAACACTTTTGATTGGCCGGAAATAATTGACTTGATTTGTCCCAGATGATCGCATAACATCGCATACATAACGAAACTATGGAGAATGTTATGGGCGACATAAAATTACCACTTAACCAAGAACAGCTTGAAAACTTTATCTTGCACCACATTTATTTGTGGTCAAAAGAATATGTTGATTTAAACGGCGGAAAAACAAACGACGCAATCCCGCCTTTAGACGAAGTTATGGATCAAGAGTTCGGTTCCTTTTATATTGGTTTGGCGGACAAATTTAGAAAAGACGTTTTGCCAAAGTTTGAGGCGGCCGCGTAAATGTTTTTAATGACTTGGCTTGCAAAATTATGGCACGGTCCCGAACGCTGGGAGGAATATGAGCGCAAGCGAAAACAGCCCCGCATGAAAACGCGACCGCGACGACGTAAATAAACAAAAAATTAACCCGCTTGACCGCGGGTTTTTTTACGTGTTATATATGCGACTTATCTTATACTACGGAGGGCAAACCATGTTAAAGACAGTAGAAACCAGCCGCGCCAAAAAAACTAAGGGCATTGCGGTAACTTATAGAGCGGGCAGCGGGGAAAAATACGCGACTTGTCCCAGCGATTGCAAAATGAATTGCAGCGGTAAAGGCACCAAAACAATAGACTGGGAATATTTTGACGCGTTGCTTGATGCGGTGCCGCGCAAGGGTGTATCGTTTACTTATTCGCATTTTGATCCAAACGTTTATGGTTGGGGCAAAAAATTAAAGGCGGGAAAAACCGTCATAAACTTTTCAACTGAAGACTTAGGGGCGGCAGCCGCGTCAATTTGGAACGGCGTTCCGTCGGTTGCAGTCGTGCCCGAAAGTTTTTGGCATGGCCGCAAAACGGCCGCGCCGCATGGCAAAACAATTGTGCGTTGCCCCGCGGAATATCGCGACGGGTTTAGCTGCGCGGATTGTGGAAACGGCGACCCTTTATGCGCTCGCCTTGAACGCAATTTTATTATTGGCTTTACAGCGCACGGACCCAGCAAACGAAAAGCCGCCGATCCGGAAACCCGCGGGGGCTGTTATGCGGATGCAGGCAATTGCCGTATATGGTGGGAAGAAACCGCAAACGCATCGCAACCAGATGAAACCGACGCGGAAAAGATAAAACGTTTTGCAAAAGCATTGCCGCCGCGGTCAATTATCCGGCACCATGTTGCGGGCGATATCGGGGCCGAATAACTTTTTCAAAAATTAGCTTGCATTTATATGCGAGTTTATGCGATGTTATCGGGGCGGGACAATCCTGCCCCGTTTTAATTTGTCTTAACTACGGAGAATTTAGACATGACTTATCAAACAAACGCCTTCGCGCATGGCATCGGAAACAGCGCAGTATCTTCACAATGGTTTTCACGCCCCGACGATCAAAAGTTTTTGTCGCTTGATGCAATGCTAAACTTTAAAAAGACGGACGCCCGCCAGATGACAAGCCGCACCGTTGACACGCACAAGATCAAAATTGTGGGAGACGTTGACCCCGAAAACCCCAGCCGCGGCGATATCTTTATTGAATACACCGATGACGACCGGCGCGAGCATTTAAACACCCCAACCAATTGGAGCTTTGGACAATTGTCCCAACTTGCGGGGGCACCGTCAGGTTATTTGCGAGACTTACCCGCACCCATTGCGGCGGACTGTATTCAATGGGGTTTGAAACATAACCGCGGCAAAGAATTGATTAAAGTTTTCGGGCAACAAAACGAGGGCGGCGAACTGCGAGCGGCAACCGGTCCCGATTATGGCCGCATTTATGACTGGGAAATTTTAGAACCAATCAAACAATTGGTTGACGCATCCGGCGGACAATGGAAAATCCCGGGCATGATGACCGGCAGCCGCAACGGTCTGGCCGTTTATGATCCAGACGTGCCGGTAAGTTTGGAAACGACTACCTTGTTTGCATCCGACCGCGACGTATTTGTTTTCCTAGTAGATGACCGCAACCCAATCGAAGTGGGCAAGCTTGCGAACGGCGAGCCCGATTTGATGTTTAGGGGGTTTTACGCATGGAACAGCGAAACGGGGAGCAAAACCGCGGGCATTGCTGCAATGTATTTGCGCGGCGTTTGTATGAACCGCAATTTATGGGGCGTTGAAAATTTCCATGAAATTAAAATCCGGCATACAAAATTTGCGCCGGACCGTTTCGCAGCGGAGGCCCGCCCCGCGTTGCAATCATTTGCGCAGGGAGCGACGTCTACTTTTGTTGAGGGCGTACAGGCAGCCAAAGCGGCTAAGATAGCCGCAGACGATGACGAGCGGCTTGACTTCCTAACAAAACGAGCAGGCTTGTCTGGGCGCATGGCGAGAGCAGCAAACGCCCGCCACCTTGCGGAGGAAGGCCGCCCCGTTGAAACGGTTTGGGATGCAGCGCAGGCAATAACCGCCATTGCGCGAGACGTGCCACATCAGGACAGCCGCATTGAAGTGGAGCGGAAAGCGGGCGCAATTCTCGACAAAGTGGCCGCATAAATAACCGCGCCGCCGTAGTAACTGGCCCGCCATTGCGCGGGCCTTTTTTATTGGGGGCTTTACTTTTTGTTAAATTATCTCATAATATCGCATAGCGGCGGGCAAGCCGCTCTAACTTTAACCAAACTACGGAGGCCAAAAAATGGCACAATCACTATTTGCAGAAAACTTTAGACCCTCAGACATTTTACTTGATCGGGTTTTGAACCCGTTGCGCGATCCGGATATTGGATCATTTAAACCGGCGGACATTATCGAAGCTTGCGGAATAATTCCGGATTTCTTTTGCGCCGCTTGTTTGACGCTGGAAAGCTTAGAGCACCCGATGCAACTTGAAGACATAGCCCACCAAATGGATGAGGCTTATCAATATGGCGGGTTTGGGAAATACCCATGGAAGGGCACTGTTGAGCATGACGGCCGCTATATTTCAGACAGTGAAGACCCCGATTTGTTGCCGCTTGCACGTTTTCAATATGCGGGGTTTTCCTGTTTTGTTTACGATTACGGCGTGACCGCAATCATGGACAACATGACCGGCCGCGCCATGGTTGCGCGGTTTGATTAAAACACCCGCACACAAGCAGCGAGGGCGGCCCCAGTGGCCGCCTTTTTTGTTTCTCTTTACATTATATTAAATTACCGCATATTATCGCATAGCGGCGGGCAAGCCGCATTTAACCAAACTACGGAGGGCGCAAGCCATGATTGAACTAAAAACAAACCCCGACTATTTGCACAGATTAGCGAGCGATACCATTGAGGCGGGCCGCGATATGACCGGCCAAGATATAAACGACGCCGCGCAAGATATTAAAAATTTGCGCGATTACGCCGAAAGCCTTGAACGCACCTCGCAACAGATGAGCGGCGAAATTAACAGCATACGCACCCAGCGCGACGAAGCAGCCGCCGCCTTGCTTGCAATCATCCGGCCCGAATTGCAAAAGCTTATTGAGCAGGAATTAAAAGACGGCCCTACGATTGACGATTTAAACGACCGCATAGCCGACATTGACGACCGGCTGGAGCGAGTAGAAGACCCCGCCGACACGATCCGCGACGAGGTGCGCGACATGGTGAGAGACGGCGAAATAATCGTAACCGTTGACCTAGCCTAAACAGCCAGCAACACCGACAAACGACCGAGGGCGGCCCCAGTGGCCGCCTTTTCTTTTGCGCAGTGCTCAACAGTTAAACAAGGCGGGCCCCGCCCCGCGCACCCTTGCCAAAACCTACCGGCCGCGCCCCGAGGGCCGAGGGCCGAGCCCAGCCCGCCGCAGTTACCGCACCGGCAGCCGCCGCCCAGAACCGCGCCGCAGCTGCACGACGCAACGCCGCCGGACCGCGAACCGCGAGCACCGGCCCGCATTTAATTATTACCGGCTGGACCGCCCGCAACCCGTCGCTTGCGCCCAGCGGGCAAAAGTTAATTATTTACTGGGTTGAGCACCGCGCCCCAACCGCCAAACCCCACAAAATAAGGGCAGGGGCCCCCGCATATCGGGTCAAAAGCCGCGATTTTTGGCCGAAAATCCGCGCAAAATCGACCGCGGCCCCGCCGCCTCGTACCGAAGGCTAGGGCCATGTTTCTCACAAATATTACAGCGTTATTTGCTACGGGTACTAACTGTTGTATATTAACGCTTATAATCGCATATATATTGTGCTATGTTTCACGTGAAACATTTTGCGTAAACTGCGTGTCAAAAGTTACAGGGGCCCCTATGAATGTAGCCATGAACCCGGCACTAGATGAGAAAAGATTGAAGCTTGAGCTCCGGCTCGCGCAGCTTGAAAAGAACGAGAAGTGCCAAGAAGATTTTTTAACTTTTGTAAAAACAGTTTGGCCCGATTTTATCGCGGGCCGTCATCACCGGATCATTGCTGAAAAGCTGGAAAGGGTGGCCCGTGGTGAGTTAAAGCGTTTGATAATTAACATGGCCCCGCGGCACACGAAGAGTGAGTTTGCGTCTTTTTTGTTTCCTGCTTGGTTCATGGGCCGTGATCCGAAAAAGAAGATTATTCAGGCGACCCACACGACGGAATTGGCTGTTGGTTTTGGTCGTAAGACGAAGAATTTATTGGAGAGTGATGAGTATAAAGAGATATTTCCGGAGGTTAAACTTGCTGTTGATTCGAAGGCATCTGGACGTTGGGACACGAATAAGGGTGGTATGTATTATGCAGTGGGCGTTGGTAGTAATTTGGCTGGTCGTGGCGGTGACTTGGTAATTATTGATGACCCTCATTCTGAGCAGACGGCTATGAGTAATAGTGGTTTTGACGATGCTTGGGATTGGTATACTGGGGGCCCCCGACAACGTTTACAGCCGGGTGGTAGTATTGTTTTGGTTCAGACGCGTTGGTCTGAGAAGGACATGACGGGTCAGTTATTGAGGGCGATGGCTAAAGACCCGTTAGCGGATCAGTGGGAGGTTGTTGAGTTACCGGCTATTTTTGAGGATGGGACTCCGTGTTGGCCTGAGTTTTGGAGTTTGGAAGATTTAACCGCGGTCCGCGCATCTATTCCACCGGGCAAGTGGAACGCGCAGTATCAGCAAAATCCTACTGGTGAGGAGAATGCGATTATTCCGCGAGAGTGGTGGCGGACGTGGGAGAAGGATCGGGTTCCGCAGTTGGAGTATGTTATTCAGAGTTATGATACGGCGTTTAGCAAGCGGGAGACTGCGGATTATTCAGCTATTACGACTTGGGGTGTATTTTATCCGAACGAGGGTGGTAGTGGTCCGAATTTAATATTGTTGGATAGTAAGAAGGGTCGTTGGGATTTTCCTGAGTTAAAGAATTTGGCTTTGGAGGAGTATCAGTTTTGGGACCCCGACACGGTAATTGTTGAGGCGAAGGCGAGTGGTATGCCTTTGACGCAGGAGTTGAGGCAGATGGGTATTCCGGTGGTGAATTTTACACCAAGTCGTGGTAATGATAAGGTGACGCGGGTTCACAGTGTGTCGCCGTTGTTTGAGGCTGGCATGGTTTGGGCCCCTGATGAGACGTTTGCGGATGAGATGATTGAGGAGGTCGCGGCGTTTCCGAATGGGGAGTATGATGATTTGGTTGATAGTATGACACAGGCATTAATGCGATATCGTCAAGGAAATTTTGTGCAGTTGCCAACAGATGACTGGGAAGATGATGAAAACTCTGCTAGAGTGAGGGCATATTATTAGATCGGGAAGGTTTTTTGATGTCTTATGGTAGGTCGGCGGTAAATTTAGGCGCGGGGGCCCCGGACGCTTATTACATGCAGGAGGGCGGCGATCCTTTTGGGATGCCATTGACTGAGACATCACCGGGCAGTGTTCCGGAATATTTGTATGATTTACAGGTTTCGGGTGAGTCTCCTTTGCCGGATGGCACGTTTGTTGAGAACCCGGAAGATTTGGAGGGTGGTTTATCTTCGGTTATTTATGATCGGTTGATGGGCGACAATGTAACTCGGGATGTGCGTGAGAGTGCTAGGGTTGGCGGTACGCGGACCGAGGCTCTTTATGGGTCTGACCCGAGTTTTATGCAGACATTGATTGAGGAATATAATTATCCTGCGGTTTTTGACGAGGAGTTGGGTGAGCTTGTTATTCCGACGGATCGGACGGAGTTTACGGAGGCGGAGCGTCATGCTCGGCCGGGTGGTGAGAAGTATTTACCGACGTATCCTGAGTTAGAGGATGCTCGGGCTCATATGTTGGGCACGGCATTGACGTCTGCGGAGTATGGTCCGGAGACGGCTATGAAGGCGGGTAATTTTGGCGAGTTCATGGATCGGTTTGCGCCGTTTCCGTTTGGCGGTCAGAATGCGGAAGATGTGGCTATGGACAAGCGCAACAACGCTGTTGGTGCGATTTTGTTTAAGCAGGCGGGTATTAATGCTACGCCGGAGCAATTAACGCGTATGGTTGACGCGGAAGTATTTAAGCAACTAGAGAAGATTATGGGTCGTTCTGAGGATGAGCGGAGTTTTACGTCGCCGCGTGGTGGCCCTGACCTTTTCTTTAATCGCGATGAGCGCGGTTTTTTTGATACGACTAGGAACATACTTGGCGCGGGTCGTCCGTATCGTTATTAGCGTATTTAGGAGAAATACATGGCTGAAGAAAAAAATGGTTACCAAAGTAGTTTGATGGACACGGGTGTTCCGTCGCAGCTTGATGAGGATGTTTTACGTGATGAGTTGGAGATTGAGTTACCGGATTCTCAAAACATTGTTGAGGCTAATATTGAAGCGGCGAATGTTGGTGAGATAGAAATTAACCCTACGGAAGATGGTGGGGTTGAGATTGATTTTGAGCCGCAGGATCAGCGCGGCATGTCGGAAGATTTTTATTCTAATTTGGCGGAAGAGATGCCGGACCGCGAGTTGTCGCGTGTGGCTAATGAGCTTTTAGAAGAGTACGATGCTAACAAGGCGAGCCGTCAGGAGTGGGAAGATGCTTATTCCAACGGTTTAGATTTGCTTGGGTTTACCTACGAGGAGCGGACGCAGCCATTCCGCGGAGCCTCTGGTGTGACTCATCCATTGCTTGCCGAGGCGGCGACACAGTTTCAGGCGCAGGCTTTTAATGAATTATTGCCTGCATCGGGTCCCGTTCGTACTGTTGTTATGGGCAAGGAAACGAAGTCTAAGTACGATCAATCGAAGCGCGTTCAGCAATTTATGAATTATTACATTACGAGTGTAATGGATGATTATACGCCGGACATGGACCAGATGTTGTTTTATTTACCTTTGGCGGGTTCGACGTTTAAGAAGACTTATTTTGATGAGACGATGGGTCGTGCGGTATCGAAGTTTGTACCGGCGGAAAACTTGGTTGTGCCGTATGAGACGTCTGATTTGGACACATGTCCGAATATTACGCAGGCTGTTCGCATGTCGCTCAACGATTTACGCAAGCGTCAGATATCTGGTTTTTACTTGGATATTGAGGTTTTGCCATCTCAGCGCGAGTTAAACGAGGTTGAGAGCGAGCTTGATCGCATTGACGGCATGGAGCCCAATCAGCTTGATTATGACTGCACCCTTTTGGAATGCCATGTGGATTTGGATTTGGAGGGGTACGAGGAGCTTGACGAAGACGGCGAGCCAACGGGTATTAAGGTCCCTTACATTGTCACTTTGTCTTTGGACAACGGTCAGGTGTTGTCGATCCGCCGCAACTACTACGAGGATGATCCAGACAAGAAGAAAATACAATACTTTACGCATTTTAAGTTTTTGCCCGGTTTTGGTTTTTATGGTTTGGGCTTGATACACACGATTGGCGGTCTTTCCCGGACCGCCACGGCGGCACTGCGACAGTTGATCGACGCTGGTACGTTGTCCAATCTCCCAGCGGGTTTCAAGGCCCGCGGACTACGGATCAGGGATGATGACGATCCATTGCAGCCGGGTGAGTTTCGCGACGTTGACGCGCCCGGTGGGGCTATTCGAGATAGCCTTATGCCGCTGCCTTTTAAGGGTCCAGATCAAACGCTATTTAACTTGCTTGGTTTTGTTGTTCAGGCGGGTCAGCGGTTCGCGACCATTACGGATTTGAAGGTTGGCGACGGCAACCAGTCCGCGGCCGTCGGCACAACTATAGCTATGATGGAGCAGGGGACACGCGTTATGAGCGCGGTTCACAAGCGTTTGCACTACGCGATGCGTCAGGAATTTAAAATTCTTGCTCGGGTTATGTCAGAAAGCTTGCCGCAGGAATATCCTTACTCTGTAGCGGGCGGTGACGCAACAATCATGCGCGACGACTTTGATGACCGCGTAGACGTCATTCCGGTCAGCAATCCGAACGTATTTAGTCAGTCTCAGCGCATTGTTTTGGCTCAGACCAAGTTGCAATTGGCGGCGCAGGCCCCTGAGTTGCATAATATGAATGAAGTTTTCCGGGATATGTACGAAGCGATGGGTGTTTCGGACGTTGATCGTATTATGAAAACGCTGCCTTCGGACAATCCGGAGCCGATTGATCCGGCGCAAGAGAACATAAATGCGCTTGATACGTTGCCGTTGAAGGCTTTTGAGGGTCAAAACCACCAAGCACACATTACGGCGCATATGATTTTTGGTTCTACGCCTATGGTTGCGCAGATGCCGAAGGTCGCCATGGATTTGCAGAAGCATATTATGGAGCATGTGCAGATTGCGGCAAAAGAACAGGCGGCGGTTGCTTATTTGCAACAGGTTCAGCAACAAGGCGGTCAGCCCGCATCGGACGAACAGATGCTGGAAGTGGAGCGCATGACGGCGCAGTTTGTGGCAGAGGGTTTGCAGCAAGTAAAAGATTTGTCTGCACAAATGTCTGGTCAGGGTCCCGACCCGCTTGTTCAACTCAAAGAGGCAGAGTTGCAGCAAAAAGCGGCCGAGGCACAAGCAGACGATCAATTGGACCAGCAAAAGTTGCAGTTGGACGCGCAAAACCAAGCGATGCGGTCTTCGCAATTCCAGCAACGTTTGCAATCTCAAGAGCGCCAGACGGCGGCTCGTATCGACGCTGCGCGTGAGCGTGAGCTATTGAAACTTAGAAGCGGAGGTAATTCCTAATGAAAAATCGTAAGATCAAAGTAGATGGTGCCGCACCATCAAACCCGCCAAAAGCGGTTGAGTATGCGGAAATCAAAGGCCAAGGCCGTGTGCCGTATGGCAAGTCTGTTGATGTGAAGGTCCCTACGACCATGAAGCGCATGACGGCTCGCGGTATGGGTGCTGCGGTTAAAGGCGGGGGCTACATGGGGTGTGAGTAATGCCTCTGAAGTCTGGTAAAAGTAACAAAACTAAGAGCGCCAACATCAAGAAGCTGATGGATGAGGGTTATGAGCAGAACCAAGCGGTTGCCATAGCTCTTTCCAAGGCTGGCGAAACGCCTGCAAAACGCATGGCGCGTGGTGGCGTGGTGAAGGGTTTTAGCCCGATAGCGCGTCCGCAAAAGTTCCGCGGCGTTTTTTGACATAGCTCCCAACTTAACTTTATGATAAATTAAGTCATAATTTTAAGGGGGCAGCATGTATGATTGATCCCATTACAGCGGTCGGGGTGGCTACTTCGGCATTTAACGCGATTAAGCAAGGCATTGCTGTCGGTCGTGATTTGCAGGATATGGGTGGACAGCTTTCCCAGTGGGGTAAGGCGTTTTCCGATTTTAACTACGCGGAAGAAAAAAGTAAAAACCCTCCTTGGTATAAATTTAAAGGCTCCGATGAAGAAACTGCATTGCAAATTTTTGCGCAGAAAAAAAAGATGGAGACTATGCGCAAAGACATTAAGGCTTTTATTTCTTGGAATTACGGCCCGTCTGCGTGGGAAGAAGTGTTGGCGATAGAAGCCAAGATGCGCAAGCAACGCAAAGACGAACTTTACCGAAAAGAAGAATTAAAGCGACAGATTATTGAATGGGTTGTTGGCATATTAGCCGCAGTGATTGGTATTGCTGTAATGGGTTTTATACTTTGGTTAATCGGTAAAGGCCAAGGTCGATGGTAAATGCGACTGGTGCAAACAGGTAGATTGCGATGGATAGTGTACGACGAGCGAGGCAAGATTGTGATTATAACACACCATCGTAAAATTGCAGAATGGGTTATAGAAAGGGGCGGTTGTGGCTGACGGTCTTACTGGAGTTGGTAATATGCCCTTTGACGTGGGCAGTGACATACACGCCCAAACGAGGGCCCGTGAGCGCATAGAAACGCATTTGGTGGAGCAGAGGGTGGAAAAATCTCATAGGGCCAATCACGCGCACTTAGAGGCGCTACAGAAGCAAAGATTGGACTTAATGGAAAGTTATGATAGATTTGGGCGCAAGACCGCGGCGGATAGGCCGCAAGGAACGAAGTTAAATATAGAGGTGTAATATGGTTCAGCTTACAGCTAATGCTATAGATCAGTTGAAAATACTGCCACGTCTAGCTTTCCTCTGTCAAATTATTCTTACTTGGAAAGTTTGTTTGTGGTTTATGACTTTGCCCGATCCCACAACACAGCAAAGCGCATTCGTATCGCTCGTTACTGCGATGCTTTCAGCTTCGTTTGCATTGTGGTTGGGCAAAGAAGCTAAAACAGATAGGAGCGCATAATGTTACAAGCATTAATAGGTCCTATTGGAAATCTTGCTTCTTCTTGGTTGCAGGGTAAAGCAGATGCAGCCAGCGCAGCCGCCAACCTCAAACTTGTAGAGGCGGAAGCGAAAGCGACCATAATGAAAAGTGCCGCTACGAGCGAGGCGGAGTGGGAGCGCCTTATGGCGGAAGGAACTCAAAATTCGTGGAAGGACGAATATTTGGTTCTGCTTTTCAGTATTCCTCTCATCCTTTCATTCTTGCCATTCGAATGGGCAAAGGAAGCCGTGACAGATGGCTTTGCAGCCTTGGAACAAATGCCCCAGTGGTACAGCTATACGTTAGGTGTAATCGTAGCTAGTAGCTTTGCCGTGAGGTCCGCCACTAAATTCTTCGGTAAAAAATAATGGAAATGTGGCAGTGGATAATGCTGTTTAGCGCGGTAAGTCTTAACACGCTGGTAAATTGCTGGCGTTTATACTTGGAGATGAAAAAATGAGTGCAGCAATGAAGGCGTTGCAGGAACGTTGTGGTGTGACCGCAGATGGAGCTTTTGGCCCCAATACTGCAAGAGCAATCGCAAAGCATTACGAGTTATCCCCAGAACGAGCGGCTCACCTACTAGGACAGTCAGCCCACGAAAGTGGATACTTTAAACATACAGAAGAAAACCTGAACTATTCAGAGGACGCTTTGAACCGTGTGTTTCGTCGTTACTTTGGAGAAGGTAAAGAGGATGCATCCAAGTATGCTCGAAACCCGCAAAAGATTGCTAACTATGTTTACATGGATGAGCACAGATCAAAAGGTGGGGCTCTCGGAAATGTTGAGGACAATGACGGCTGGGCATTCCGAGGCCGCGGATTTTTACAATGCACCGGCCGTACAAACTACCGAAAGTTTGCATCTGAAATGAGGTTGCCAGACGTAATGAAAGACCCTGATCTTGTAGCTACAGAGTATGCGTTTGAAAGCGCATATTGGTTTTTTAAACGCAATGGTCTTTTTAAGATTGCAGATAAAGGCGTTAATGACGAAGTAATTACTGAAGTGACCCGAAAGGTAAACGGTGGAACACACGGGTTGGATGACCGGCTAGAAAAAACAAAGAAAATCTACAGTTGGCTGGTATAATCTCGCATAAAGTTATATTTTGTCCTAGTAAATCTTATACCCTTTTGCTAAGATTGGTTAAATAGACCACTTGCGAGGAATATATGACCGAAATATCACTGGCCGAAGCGTTTTTTCGTATAATACGAGAACGTCGTGAAGGCTGTAAAGACTTTATGGTTAATGGAAACGTTAAGTCTATGGAGCATTATCGTGAGCTCATGGGTAACTTAGAGGCCCTAAATCACGTGGAACAGGAACTCAAGGGCCTGCTAGAGAAACAGGAGCTATTTAATGACTGAAAGCGCAAAGATTGACCTGACTGCGGCGGCAGAAGCTGTGGCAGAAATGTCAAACGAAAATAAAAGCGAAAGCAATTTAGCGGACGCTTATGTAGAAAAACCAGTTCTTAACCCAGATGCAATTGGATCAAGTCTACTGGAACGGATGCCGGAACCTACGGGTTGGCGCATTTTAATTCTCCCATATCAAGGACAAGCTAAAACGGCGGGAGGTATTTTTATCCCCGACGAAGTTAAAGAGCGTAGTCAAGTGTCTACCCAAGTTGGTTATGTCCTTAAAACCGGACCCTTGGCATACAAGGATACCGAGAAATTTCCATCAGGACCGTGGTGCGCGGAAAAGCAATGGGTGATGTTTGCCCGTTATGCGGGGTCGCGTTTCCAGATTGATGGGGGAGAGGTTAGGATTCTCAATGACGATGAGATTTTAGCCACAATTTTAAGTCCAGAAGACATTCATCATTTGTAAGAGGTAAGAAATGGCAGAAGAACAACAAGTTGAGCTTGATCTTGAAGGCGACGACGCCGAAGTAGAGGTTGAAGCGACGTCGGCGGAAGAAACGGTAGAGGCGTCCGACTCGGACGATCAGTTTCAAAAGGCGGAAGACGCCACGCAGAAACGTATTAATCGGTTAACCAAGAAGATGCGCGAGGCCGAAAGGCAGCGCGAAGAAGCTTTGCGGTATGCACAGAATGTGCAGCAAGAGGCCCAGAAGATTAAAACCCGTATGGATACTTTGGACACGAATTATGTGTCAGAGTATGAAAACCGTGTTTCCAGTCAAATGAGCCAAGCAGAGTCTGAATTGTCTCGGGCTATTGAAATGGGTGATGCGGCGGCGACGGTCGAAGCGCAACGCAAAGTTACGACTTTGGCTATTCAAGCGGATCGTGCAGCGCAGGCAAAAGCGCAACAGGAGCGTTACAAGCAGCAACAACAGGCTGCGGCACAATATCAAGCGCAACAACCAATGCCCGCTCAACAGCCTCGAAAGCCCGACCCTAAAGCAGAGCAATGGGCTTTGAAAAACACGTGGTTTGGTCAAGACGAAGCCATGACGTATGCAGCTTTTGGAATACACAAAAAGCTGGTGGAAGATGAAGGGTTTGACCCGAACGGCGAAGAATACTATAATGAACTTGACCGTCGCATAGCTGATAAGTTTGGCGGCGCGGCAAAAAGCTCTAACAAACGACCCGCTCAGACGGTTGCTGGAGCTTCAAGAAATGTTTCTGGGCGCAGTGGGAAAAAGGTTCGACTCACCCCGAGCCAAGTCGCTATCGCGAAGAAATTGGGTGTGCCGCTAGAAGAATATGCGAAATACGTGAAGGAGTAAGAGCATGACAGAACAAACCATAGATCGAACTTCTCGCGCAAACAAAACTCGGGAGAAACAGGCTGTTCGTAAGCCTTGGGCTCCCCCGTCAATGTTAGATGCACCGCCTGCACCGGATGGTTTTAAGCATCGTTGGATACGCGCAGAAACGCGTGGTTTTGACGATACGAAAAACATTAGCGCCAAGATGCGCGAAGGTTGGGAATTGGTCCGTAAGGACGAATATCCGGACTTTGAGGCCCCGGTAGTTGAATCAGGTAAATATCAAGGTGTGTTTGGAGTAGGCGGACTGCTTCTCGCACGGATACCGTTAGAGACAGTGGCTGAAAGAACTGATTACTTTAATCAACGTAGTCACGACCAGATGCAAGCTGTTGACCACGACATGATGCGTGAGAATGCACATTCAACCATGAGGATCAGCAATGCTGATCGTCAATCTCGTGTAACCTTCGGTGGCCCCAAGAAATAGGGCTACCCCAATAGGAGAAAAATCTAATGGCTAATCAAGAAACAGCCTATGGTCTTCGTCCTATCGGGCTTGTTGGTAGTGGTGCAAATTCAACTGGGGTAACTCAGTACGAAATCGCTTCCAACAACACTAATGCGATTTATCAATATGCTATCTGTGTGCCTTTGGCCGCAGGGGTTATTGATCAAGCCGGTGCTACTTCTGGTGGTACTACGCAAGCACTTGGTGTCCTGATGGGCGTTGAATACGTTGATTCGGTTTCGAAAAAACCGGTCTTCATTAACTACTGGCCCGGTTCCGGCTCAGTCAGCGTTGACACAAACCACCCTGTAAAGGCGTTTGTGGCTGATAACCCGAACCAACTCTTTAAAGTAGCTTCTGACGCTTCTTTGACTGATCGTGCAACTGCACTTGCAACTGTCTTTGCGAACGCTTCGCTTGGTACATCTGCTCGTACAGGTTCGACAGACACAGGTTCGTCAAACTCTGCTTTGAGTGTATCGTCTGTAAATACGACGGCGACTTTGCCGCTTCGCATTGTAGGCATCATGGACGACGAAGCTAATAGCGATTTTACCGCAGCCGGTATTCCGCTTATCGTTCGTCTGAACGCACACTTTAACGCTGGAACCCGTCGGTTTGATTCTCAAACCACCGCGGATTCCACCGGCATATAAGGAGGGCTTAAATAATGGCTATCTCTCGCGCACAATTAGCGAAAGAGCTGGAACCCGGCCTTAATGCCTTGTTCGGGCTCGAATATAACCGATACGAGAATGAACATGGCGAAATCTTCGAAGAAGAAAGCTCAGATAGAGCATTCGAAGAGGAAGTTATGCTCGGGGGTTTTGGAACAGCGCCAGTTAAAGGTGAAGGCACAGGCATCAGCTTTGACGACGCACAAGAAACCTACACTGCTCGTTATACTCACGAAACTATCGCGCTTGCGTTTTCGATCACAGAAGAGGCTGTTGAAGACAACCTTTATGATCGTTTGGCATCACGCTACACTAAAGCCTTGGCTCGTTCCATGGCTCAAACCAAGCAGATTAAAGCTGCGGCTATCTTGAACAACGCGTTCACAGCCGGTGCTTCTGCAATTGGTGACGGTGCAGCGTTGTGTTCTGCGGCTCACCCGTCACTATCGGGTAATCAGACAAACTTGCTTGGAACAGCGGCTGATCTTAACGAAACATCGTTGGAACAGATGCTGATTGACATTGCGGGTCTGACTGATGAGCGTGGTCTGAAGATTGCTGTACGCGGCATGAAGCTTATCATTCCAAAAGAGCTTCAGTTCATTGCAGAGCGAGTTATTAACTCTAATCTGCGTCCGGGCACAGCGGACAACGACACAAACGCGATGAAATCAATGGGTATGTTGCCTGAAGGTGCAGTGGTTAACCACTTCCTTACAGACACAGACGCGTTCTTCATCAAAACTGATGCGCCAAACGGTTTCAAATACTTTAACCGTTCACCAATCAAAACAGCGATGGAAGGCGACTTCGACACTGGCAACATGCGCTTTAAAGCACGTGAACGCTATAGCTTCGGAGTTTCTGACTGGCGTTGTGTTTTTGGTACTCCCGGCGCGTAAGTTGTGGTACAATGAGGACGGTAATTCATTTACCTCCTCCCTGATGACTGGGGCAACTTCGGTTGCCCCTTTCTTTTTGCAGTTTTTAATGTATAGTAAAGTTATCCCTGACAGTCGCATTGGGCGACTGACTTAACCCAAGACAGGAGTATAACATGGGTACAACTACTTTTTCTGGTCCGATTAAAGCCGGAACCATCAAAGAAACTACGGGTACAACCCTTGGTTCAAACATCAAAAACACCGGTAATGTGGTAATGTCTCAGACATTTGCAGCAGATTTATCGGGTGGTGCATTAGCGGCGTCTGTAACAGATGTTGTTATTCCCGCAAATTCTCAAATCATTGATTGTGTGATCGACGTTATTACCGCGGCAAGCGGAGCTACCAACTTGAGCGTTGGAGATACTGTCGGCGGTGCAACTTCAATCTTAAACACCTTTGCTATTGGAACTACTGCGGGTCGTAAGTATCCCACTACTCAAGCAGGGGCGGCTTTGGCATGGGAAGACACGGGCACAGCGGACATTCGTCTGACTGTAACAAACTCCGCCGCAACCTCCGCGGGTGAAGTTCGTGTTACTATTCTGTACGCTCAGAATAATAACCTTGCTTAAAGGAGGCTTGAATGGCTAATTCAGACGTAAAAACAAAACGTCTGACGGGAACGGGTGCGGCCTCAGTAGGCCGTGCCAGATTACGTCAGATACAGGTATTAACCGCGGCCGGTGCGGGTCGTTTAACTTTGACAGATGGAAGCGGCGGCGCAACCGTTTTAGACATAGATTTTTCTGCTTCTGAAACACATTCAGTAAACATTCCGGATGAAGGTGTTTTGTTTGCAAGCGATATTCACGTAGGTACAGCAACAAACGTGACCGCTATGACTATTTTTTATAGTTAGGAAGTTCCATGGCTACAACAAAAGATGTTGAAAGACTACCTAGTGGCCGAATAAAATATCGGGGCGAAACCTTTGCCGGATTTAATAAACCCAAGCGCACTCCCGGAAAAACCAAGAAAAGTGCCGTTTTGGCAAAAAAAGGCTCTGAAGTTAAATTGGTTCGGTTCGGGGACCCTAAGATGTCTATCAAGAAAGACCAGCCGGGAAGACGTAAAAACTTTCGTGCACGACACAATTGTGACACGGCAAAAGACAAATTTTCGGCCAGATACTGGTCCTGTAAGGCGTGGTAATATGAAGGTCGAAGAGGTTTTAAAACTCCTTGAAAAGCATGAAGCAGAATGCAACGAGCGGTATCAAAAGATTGACAGGCAGCTTGATAAACTTGACATGCGCTTATGGGGTATTGCTCTTTTGATTATAGCAACCGCAATAGCAGGGAAGCTTTTATAATGGCATATTCGAGAAAATCTAAAGGCGCTTCCAAAAAAAGTAAGGGAAGTAAAATATGCCCAGAGGGAAAAGCGTGGGCGCAACGGACTTTTGATACATACCCCAGCGCGTATGCAAACTTAGCCGCTAGTAAATATTGTAAGGACCCTAATTACGCTAAAAAATCCAAGGGCGGAAAACGAAAGGGTAAATAATGGGCAAATTGCAAGATTGGCTAGATGAGGATTGGGTCAGAATTGACA